CCTTGTCGGTCTGTACAAGAAAATCCCATGGAAGGAGGGCATCAGTTCCACTCCCGTAGTAACGGACATTACAGGCGTGCGCAGGGCGCTTTTCAACAACCGCGTTCCGATGAACGATCTTCACTTCATGGTTGACGGTGACGTAGAGGCCGGGCTTCTCGCTCTCTCCGCGTTCGCTACTGCTGACGGGGCCGGTCAGGCGGGCGTCGATACCCAGCTTCGCGGCTCTCTCGGGACTCGCTACGGCTTCGAGTTCTTCGCCAACCAGAACACGCCAGCGCATACGTCCGGTACAATGGCCGACACCGCCGGGGCACTCAACGCCGACGCCGACAAGGGAGCCACGTCCATAGTTATCAAGTCGCTGACAGATGCCCAGACGCTCAAGATCGGCGACATTATCAAGATCACGGGAGACGCTCAGCAGTACGTTGTCACAGCAGATTACACAATCTCCAGCGCCACAACCGTAGCAATCTACCCGGCGCTTGCGCAGAAAAACCTCGCTGACGCTCTTGTAACGGTCATTCTACCCTCCGGGACGGGAGCGACGAAGAACCAGTGCCTCGCGTTCCACCGTCACGCCTTCGCGCTCGCCATGGCTCCGCTGAGCGACATGGGCGGACGGCTCGGGGCACAGATCGCCACCGTTGCCGACCCGGTAACAAATCTCTCTATCCGCAGCCGTCTCTGGTACGAGGGGGACACATCCACGGTCAAGGTCGCCCTTGATGCACTCTGGGGCGTGCAGGTTCTCAACCCGAACCTTGCGGTCAGAGCAGTTCAGTAGAAAGGGGGGCTTTGCGCCCCTCTTTTTTTATTTCTTTGAGGCGGTGATGACATGGACTACGTAAAGATCAAATTCAAGGGCGGATGGGCGCTGCTTGCGGCTTCCGAGTTCGACGCGACGAAGTACGAACTGTACACGGAACCGGAGCCTGCGCCTGTGGGACAGGAGAAAGAACCTCCCGAGGAGGTGAAGGGGAATGCCTCTCGTAGTGGAGGACGGAAGCGGCAAGTCAAACGCTAACGCCTACGTATCGCTCGAAGACTGCGACGGATACCACGCGGACATGGGTAACAGCGCGTGGGTCGTGGACGACGAGGACGCCGACAACATTGCGGCGCGTGAAACGGCGATCCGCAAGGCGACGGCGTTCATCGACAGGAAGTACAACGGGCGTTTTCTGGGGCGACGGCAGGGAACGTCTCAGGCGCTCATGTGGCCTCGCTGGAACGCCATCGATGAGGACGGATTCGTTATTGAGGACGTCCCGGACGCGGTGAAATACGCGACCTGCGAGGCGGCTCTGCGAGCCTTCCAAGGCATGGACCTTATGCCTGACATGGAGCGGGGCGGCCAGGTCATACAGGAGACCATCGGTCCCATTTCGACCACCTATGCGGCGGGGGCTCCTGCAGGAACGCGATACGACATGATCGAAGGGCTTCTTCGCCAATGCCTCTCCGGAGGCAGCCTGCGGATGGTCCGGGTATGAAGGGAGTGATGATATGAAGCTGGCATTCAGAGGAGCGCTCACGGAACCGTTCGCGGTGAGCGGCGACAAAATAGGCGTCATTGTTCCGACCGGATGGAGTGCGGCGGACATGACGTTTCAGGTATCGCACGACCGAGTCTCTTTTTTCGACCTCTACGGGTATGACGGGAGTGCGGTGACGGAAGCGACATCGACCGTCACGGCAAATACCGCTATTTCTCTGGCAGGAATAGCGGAGCACATCGCTCCGTTCCAATGGGCGCGGATTCGTTCGGGCGTGGCTGCAACGCCTGTTAATCAGGGCGCGGTAGCCGCTGCAAGGGTATTCACGTTCGGCACCGGGAAAACGCTCACGGTCACAAGCGGCGTGGAAGGGATGATCGGAAACGAGCTTTCCTTCTCTTTCGAGACGAACAAGAAAGACGATTTGGAGCTTGCCGTCTCTGGGACGCACACGACAATCAAGCTCGCGTCGGATACATCCTTGAAAAACAGCGCGGCGTCGATTGAAGCGTTGATACAAGCGGCGACCATAAGCGATATTGACGTCACGACGCTGACCGTCGCGGAGAGCCAAGGGTATGCGGCGGCGCGTCCTGCGGCGACGAAGGCCGTGGCGGTGTATCAATTCCTCGACGAAGAAGAAACGTCCCTCGGAACGCTGACGTTCACCGCTGGAATAGGCGGTGCGGGAGGGAATTTCATATCTGAAATATCCTGGGGAACGAATGACACGGACGAGCTTGCCGTCTCGATAAACGACCTTGGGAAGCTGGAAATTATGCTTGCTCCAACGACGGCGAGCAGCAACGCGGCCGCGGCGATTGAAAGCGCGATACAGGCGCTGACCGATACGCCGTTCGACGAGTTTTTAGCGGCGCTTACGGTTGACGGTGATGCTACATGGGACGACGCCCCCGCAACTGGATTCACTGCTGTCGGCAGCCTTACCGAGGGCGCGACGGAGGGAGCCGACATAACGGTACCGGAAGGCGGGAATCTCTACGGAGGGGACCGCTTCGAGATTGAGCTGACGATTCGATGAACTGGCAGGCAAAAGCAGACAAGGCGACTGCGGCACTGAGAAAATTCGGGGCTGAGGTCGCCTTGGTGCGCGTTACACAAAGCACGCCAGCAAACGAATGGGACCCTCCCGCACAGACGGAAGCGAACTATCAGGGCAAAGGGCTTTTGCTCTCCTACGCCGCTCACTTGGTAGACGGCACGACGATTCAAGCCGGAGACGTGAAGCTCATGCTCGCGGCGGATATCGCCACAACGCCGGTCGCCGGAGACTTCATCGACGTGAAGACGGAGCGATACAGGGTAATGCGTTCCGAGCCGTTCCAGCCGGGCGGGGAGGTTCTGTACTACGACCTCCAACTGAGGAGGTGAGGACGTGGCGAACGCGAAACACTTTTCAATCGACCTGACGCGCTGGGGGGTATCGCTTGAGAAGGAACAAGCGCCGAAGTTCATCCGTAAAATCGCGCTTGACCTCTTGCGGAAAGTAACGATGAAAAGCCCGGTTGACACAGGGCGCTTCCGGGCGAACTGGATGGTTGGTATCGGCGGCGCGGACGAGACGACAACCGATAGCACGGTCAACGACGCCATGATGAGAGGTGCAATAATCCTATCGGCATACCGCGACCTCAAGCAAATACACCTCTCGAACAATCTCTCCTATGCGGCGGAGCTTGAGCATGGACGTTCCATGCAGGCCCCTCTCGGTGTGGCTGAAATATCAGTCGAAGAGATTGAAGCGCATTTCAACGGGGGTGCGGCATGAATAGCAAATCAACCTTCGATACGCTTGCGGGCGCGTTTTCTACCGGCTGGAAGACGCTGAAAAGCGCCGGGCCGCCTGCGGTCTACGAGGTGAAAACGCCGATAGCATGGCCGAACGTCAATTTCACGCCTCCGTCCGGGCCGTGGGTGCGGTTCAACGTCCTCGACGGTGAAGGCGCGTGGAGAAGCATAGGCTCTCCGGGAAGCAATATCGCCGGGTACGTAGGCGTGGTGGTGATTCAGATTTTTGTCCCACTTCTCTCCGGCGAATCGACCGCACGCGACTATGCAGATGCAGCAGCGGCGATTTTCCAAGGAAAGGGAATCGGCGGAATCCGGTTCTCACCGGCGACCGCGCAAATTCTCAATACTTCGCTGGCCGACGGCTGGCATCAGATAAACGTCTCCATTCCATTCCGGCGGGACGTTTTAATTTAGCACAAGGAGGTAATCAAATATGGCGATAGCAAGCGCCGACAGGGTGCGGCTGGCGTATGTCGTGGAGCAAGTCCCCGGCACAACGCCGACCACTCCCGCGCTGCAAATAGTCCGGCTGACCGGGGAATCGCTCGATGTGACGCGGGAAAATATCGTTTCCAGCGAGCTTCGAGCCGACCGGAACGTCATGGACCTGATACAGGTGGGCGGAGGAGCCGGTGGAGGAGTGGAGTTCGAGCTTTCCTACGGTACGTATGACGATTGGCTTGCAAGCGCTCTTCAAAGTTCTTGGAGCGGGGGGAGCGCGGAAGACCCGGACAAGATTGTGGCGAGCACGGACATGATAAACGGCGCGTATACGGTCGCCGATAACCCTGCGACCCCTGCGCGGCTTACAGTCACAAGGACGGTCGTCGGCGAGGCCGATACGCCGGGCAAAATTACCATCACCGGTGTTGGCGTAGACGACTCTATCATCTCCGACGAAATAACGCCGGGCGCAACGGGCGTGACGGTGACGGGTACGAAGATTTTCAAAGAGGTTACGTTCGTCGTCGGCTCCGGCTGGACGAGCGACGGCACGGCAGACCAAATCACCGTGGGCGTGGCGGCTATGCCTACGGTGCTGAAAAACGGCTCCACGCCGAAGAGCTTCACGCTGGAACGGACACTTCTCGACCTTACCCCGAACGCCTACTTCCGCTTCAAGGGAATGCAGGCGAACAGGTTCAGTCTCACGTGCACCACAAAGGAGATAGTGAAGGGTTCCTTCGACTTCCTGGGCATGTCGGGAGAGGCTGCGGAAGAGGCGGTAGCCGGAGCATCGTATCTGTCCGCAAGTACAACCGAGGTGATGGACGCCGCGTCCGATTTCGCAGGGTTCTCCGTCGCAGGGCTTTCCGGCGTGCATGT